GCTGAGTTATCTTCTTCTGAGGAAGATTTAGATGAAGCTAAAAAAGACAAACCAGAAGAAGAAGTAGCTGATGTTGAAGTAACAGTTACTGAAGAATTTATGCCAGAGGATGACATGGGTGCTGAAGATGCTCCTATGCAATTAGATGGTGGTGAAAAAGAAATTATGGATTCTTTGGAAACTGCTTTAGAGTTTGCTAAACAAAAAGGGGATGAAAAGTTAATTGACCAAATTGGAAATACAATTACTTTCTTCACTCGCCAATATATCGTAAAATAAATCAAATCTATAAATAAATAAAATCTATGAACACAATTGAATTAGTTGCAAAAATGACAGAATTACTAGAGGTAATTAACATTGAAAACACAAAAACAGCTAAAGCAGCTCATGCACGCGCTCGTAAAGCAGCAAGTGAATTGAAAACTCTAGCAGCTGAATTTAAAAGAACATCTTCAGCAGAAGACAAAGCTTAATTTAAAAATGCTCAACGAAAGAAAACTTACAGCAGATGAACTAGCAGCCCGAGAAAAAATAATTCAAGGGATGAAAAAAAATAAATCTAAACTTGTTAAAAAGTATGGAGCCGATGCTGAAAAGTTTATGTATGGTAGAGCAACAAATATAGCTAAACAACAAGCTGAAGCATTGAAACAATCTAATGACATGAAAGACGACAAGTTAAGAAAAATGATTCAGGATGTTTTATCTAAACCGTTAGATGAAAAGAAAAAACCATTTCCTGATTTAACAGGAGATGGTAAAGTAACTAAAGCTGATATCCTTAAAGCTAGAGGAGTTGAATTAGAAGAAGATCTAGACTTAGGCCATAAAGATAATGAACCACATATGATTAAAGCAGAACTTGCCCAAATAGGTAAATATGCTATGGAATTATATAAAATGGTTGATCAATTTGAAGGCCCTCAAGAAGTTGATTTCCCTGCTTGGTGGCAAGGAAAAATCACCACTGCTAAAAATATGGTATCCTCAGCAAAACATTATCTTGAATTTGAACTTAAAGAGCCAAAAATTGATGCTATGGTTAATGTAGCTTCTCAAGAAGGAGCTATTGATGAAACAATGGTAGCTACTCTAACTGAAAAAATAATGAAACGTCTTAAAACTGAAATTTAATGACAAGAGAAGATCTTATAGCTCGAATTCGCTCTTTAGCACCGGATGTTGTTCAAAAAAGAACCCGTGCTGAGGAAGTAGCAGTTGAATATGACGAATTAACAAAATTCCCAGAATTGAAACAAATTCTAATCGATTTGTTAACTAATGAATTCGATATGTTTTTATCTTCTATAGATTGGGTTGCTCCCCGTCCTACTACTTTTAGAATCAACTTAAAAAATAACCAAGACTTTTATCTAATGTATGGTAAAAGAAGTTGGATAGCTCAAGTTGAAGGTAAAAAATATTACCTTTTAAATTTACCTGAGGAAGAAAGAGCAGCAGAAGCTATTTCCCGCATATTGCGATATGGTGCTAAAGAAATTGAAAGCGCCCAAACCGATGAAGAATTATCGGCTGAGTTGACTTCCAATGAAACACCAAACGAAGCACCAGCAGAAACACCTGTAGAAGAACCTGTATAAAATGGATACTTTAGAAAAATTTTTACATAGTATAGCTTATAAATTCCCCAAAGGATATCCTGACATGAAAAATGATCAAGATGTTGAATTGCTTCATAAATTATTAAATGAAACTTTAGAAAAACCTTCCACTATTACAGAAGGATCAGAAGAAGAAATATATAATGGAGTAATTCGAAAAACTTTAGGATTAAAAGAGGATGAAGAAATTCCAAAACCAAGAGGAAAATATACTTTAAAAGATGGTACTTTTGTAGAACAAGTAAGTTCTGAAGATAAACCAACTTTTGATAAATTATATAATGTTGCTCCTCCTAAAAAAGGAGAAGAAGAAGGTGAAACTAAAGGTGTAGGTAATGGAGAAGTTGCTCTTTACTGGCTCTATCAATTTTCTGGAAATGATGTAAAAATTGGAAGGTCAGGAGATGATCCCGATTTATTCATTAACGGAAAGGGTGTTGAAGTTAAAGCATACAAATCCCATGTAGGTAAAATTGGTTTAGGCCGATTTGGAACTGACAGAGATAATCTCCAACTATTAAGTATTATATTTGGTATTAAAGCATTAAGTGAAGTTTTAGGTAGTAAGGACAAAGGCCCTGCTATTAACCCAACAAACTTTAAAGGAACAGATCTTATTCCAGCATTTGAACAACTTTTAGAACTTGAACGTATCCCCGATTTAGAAAGATTAGCATCTCAATATAATGTATTTGCTACTATTAAACAAAATATAGATACTGTTAACCAGGCATTAAAAAACCCAACTGATGCTAAAGAAGGTGCCAGAGCTATGGCTGCTAAAATGGTTGAATCTAAATTATCTAGAAAACCAGGTGATGGAAACTACTTAGCAAATGTTCTTCCTAATGGTAATATAAAATTTTTTCAAATTGATTTTGATAAGATAGAAAATAATGAAAATTTATTAGATAATTTTGCTGCTAAGCAAAGTGCTATATATTTAGATTTTGGTAAAATATTTGGATAATGGAACGTTTAAGACAACTTATAAAAGAAGCACTTTCTAACCCACCTAAAAAAGATGATTGCAATTGTGGATGTCACAGCTGTGATAATGTAGGTAATCCTGGTGTGGTATTAAATGAAAGTATAGCTAAACCAATTATACTAACGGAAAATCTGCAATATCACGTGCAGAATAAACTCCCACTCACTGAAAACACATTCCGATATGGCTCTCAATCATTCCTTGATTTATGGTCAGAGGCTCGTTACTTATATGTTCGTGAAATTATTCATGTAAATGAAGATGATAAGTCTATTTTAGAGGAAACTAGTTTAGGTGAATATGGAATGTATGAAGGTAAGAAAGTACCATTGGACTTACCTATGATAGGAGATGAAGTAACATGCCCTAAATGTTCCCATTCATGGGAAATTACCCCAGAGGATGATGAACCTATGTTATGTCACAATTGTGGATATAATGTTGAACTTGGGGTATTTGATATAGATGCTTTTAAAAACTGGAAAAGATTAAACGAAGCAAAGAAAAAAGAAAAGAAAAAGAATCCACCACTTGGAAAACCACATCGTGGAGGATCTAAAAAATTCTATGTTTATGTTCGTAACCCAAAAACTAAAAAAATTAAAAAAGTTAGCTTTGGAGACACTTCAGGTTTATCAGCTAAAATAAACAACCCACAGGCACGTAGAGCATTTGCTGCACGTCATGATTGTAAAAATAAAAAAGACAAAACTAAAGCTTCATACTGGAGTTGTAATATAGGTAGATACTGGAAGCAGTTAGGAGGTTCAAAAAACTTTTATGGTTATTGGTAATGGATAGACTAGAAAAATTATTACAAGAAGTACTTAAAGAACGTCCTGGATTATGGGCTAACATTCGTGCTAAACGTGAACGTGGAGAAAAACCATCTCCAAAAGGATCTAAAGCATATAAAACAGCTGTTAAAGCAGGTAAGGAAATTAATAAACTTTCTGAAGGTGAAACTTCGGAACTTCAATTCCCAGATGGATTTCAACCTGCAAAATCTGTTCCAAATGGAGGGGCAATGTGTGCTAACTGTGCTAAATGGAATAAAAAAACACAACTATGTGAAGGTCAATATTATATTGAATGGCATGGTAATGGTAAAATCCCATCTAATCCAACAGAATATGTTTGTATTTGGTGGGTAGATAAAAGAAAATGAAATGATTAAACTAATAGACATATTAAAAGAAATCGGAGAAAAATCATATCCTTTTCAAGATATAGATCAGATATATGATGAAGAAGATGATTCATTATTAACAGTTGATTACACATTTAATACCCCCAAATACCCATACAAAGTAACCTTTTATTCTGGTGAATACCAACCAGAAGATAAAACATTTGATTTATCATTCGGGATAGATAAAGGTGATACGTATAAATTAGATACATTTCAAATGACTGGAGAAGGTGATGCTATGGCTATACTTGTAACAGTTGCAAAGATTATAAAAGATTTTTTATATCAATATGAAGATGAAGGAGTTGAAAAAATAATAATCAATCCCACAAGCGAAAAACGTAGAAAAATATATCAAACTTTAATATCAAGATTACCATCTGATGTATCATCTAAAGTTATACTCAAATGAAACCATACACTGACATAGAAGTTACTGACAAATATATTATTCGTGAATTTGATGAAAATATAGATCCAATTGAACTTTTATGGCATCGTGATGATGAAGATAGAACAGTAGAAATACTTGGAGAAACAAATTGGGGAGTACAACTTGACAATGAACTTCCAACCTCACTAAATCAACCAATATGTATAAAACGTCATCAATGGCATCGTGTTATCAAAGGTGATGGAAATTTAAAATTAAAAATACATTTAGACTAGATTTATATCCTAGTCGCCCTTTTAGGGAAAAATAATAGTAGAAGATGTAGCTCTAAATTTGGAGTCTACATCTTTTTTTTGTATATTAAATATAAGTAGGGGGTTGGTCTGATGGAATTTTATAATATGTATAATAAAACAATATGATTAAAATTTACGTATTAGAAAAAAATGGTATTCCATTTTATGTTGGAAAAGCTAAAGATGCTACTAAGAGAAAACATGCTCATAGAAGAACATATGGTTTAGATATACAATCATATATTATTGATGAAGTTGAAGATTGGAAATACTGGGAAAGTTTTTGGATAGAGCAATTTAAACAATGGGGTTTTAAACTAGAAAATAAAAATAATGGTGGGGGTGGTCCTTCAAGTTATACTGAAGAGCAAAAACAAAAAATGAGAAAACCTCGTATAGAAGGAACTGGAAATAAAATAAGTAAAACCTTAAAAGAAAGAAATCATTCCCAATATTATACCCAAGATGTTAGAGATAAAATTAGCAAAGGAAACCAAATACCAAAACCATTTTCAGATACACATAAACAAAATATGGGAATAGCTAAACGAAATCAAGCAAAACCAGTTTTACAATGTGATTTAGATGGTAATATTATTAAAGAGTGGGAAAGTAAAGGTCAAGCGGCTTTATGGATAAAAGAACAAACAAATAAAACAAGTAATTTGGTTTCTCAAATAAAAGATTGTATATTAGGGAGACAAAAAACCGCTTTTGGATATAAATGGAAATATAAACAATATGAATAAATATACAAAAAAAATAGTAATTGTAGGAAGTGGAGTAGCTGGTATTAATGCTGCTTTAAAATTAGTAGATGGAGGTTATCCCGGTGAATTAATTACTATGATTGATATGGGTAAAGATCCATATAATCGACTTCCTAATGAAGTGATGTGTGGTTTCGCAGGTGCGGGAGCGTGGAGTGATGGTAAATTAACTTACCATACAGCAATTGGAGGTCAATTATCTAAATACACAGGTGAGGATAAAGCAATGGAGTTGATGGATCAAGTTATTACAAACTTTAAACGTTTCCATCCTAAACCAGAGGAAGTACAATGTTCAAATCCTGAAACTGAACCTGAATTCATCAAACCATATTTTGGTTTACGTTTATTTCCTGTATGGCATGTAGGAACAGATTATTTATCTGAAATTGCTAAAAATTGGTATGATTATTTAGTATCTAAAGGTGTAAATTTTATATGGGAAACCAAGGTAGAAGATATTGATTTTAAAAACAACAAACTTACCTTTTCTAGAGAATATATTTCATATGATAAACTTATATTTGCTGTAGGTAAATCAGGAATTGATTTCGCTCAACAACTAGCCCAAGAATACAAATTACCAGATGAACCTAAATCAGTACAAATTGGTGTTCGATTTGAGGCACCACAAGAGCACTTTCAAAAACTAATTGATATTTCATATGACTTTAAGTTATATAGAAAATTTGATGATGAAGGAGTATCATTACGTTCATTTTGTACAAACAATAATGCGGCTTATGTTGCTCCTGAAATAACTTATGGAGATGTAACCTTCAACGGACATGCATATAAAGATCCTTCTAAAACTAATAACATGACCAACTTTGGTATCTTAATGGAAGTTACAGGGATTGAAAATCCTTTTGAATGGTCAAGAAATGTTATTAAAAAATGTCAAGTAAATGGTAAAGGAATGTATTATTCACCTTCAAGACAACCATCATTAACATCTGAAGGAAATTCTATGCCTTGCCATCAGATAGGAGTTGATACTTTATCTCATGTGGTTGAATCTTCATTTGAAGGATACTTTAAATATGTTTGGGATTTTATCCAAGATATGAAAAAAGTCTTCCCAACTTTACAAGATGATTGGGGAATATATATAGGTGAAGTTAAATACCTATCCCCAGAACCACTTGTGAATTATAAAAATTTATCTTTATTGGAATACCCAAATATTCATTTTGCGGGTGATGCCTTAAGTGCTCGTGGTATAACGGTAGCAGGTAGCCAAGGTATTTTCATCTCAGAACATTTATTAGAAAATGAGTAAAAGTGGAATATATAAAATAATATCCCCTACAGGTAAAATATATATTGGTCAATCAATTAATATAGAAAAAAGATGGGAAGGGCATAAAATATATAATGGTATAGGTCCTCAAATAAAAAATTCTTATATTAAATATGGGTTTGAAAATCATATAAAAGATATCATAGAAGAATGCTCTATAGAACAACTAAATGAAAAAGAAATCTATTGGAAACAATATTACCTTAATTTATATGGATGGAAAAAAGTTTTATTTTGTGAAATATATGATAATGGGGGTGGTCCCAAATCTATAGAAACTAAAAAGAAACAAAGCATATCTCAAAAATTAAATTTATCTAAACCAGAGATAAAAGAAAAAAGAAAAATTAATTGTAAAATAGCGGCTAATAAACCTGGAGTGCTTTAACTAATGTAGTTTTACCAACTGATACTGTACCTGCGACTCCTATTTTCATATTAAAATCTTGCTTTTGCTACA